TATCAATATTTGGATATTTAGTCTCAAATAAATCAGACTTAAATTTTTTGAGGTGGGTTTCAAGGTAAGGGGATAAATAACAATGCTCTCCACTAACTGCATATCTGGCAGCTTTTACAACCTCCGGAGGAAATGAACCTGGTTCTCCTAGCTTTTTAAGAATTTTCAATCCTGCATTAAGCAAATACAATCTTTCCTCAATTGATTCAATCAGCAATTCTCTATTACAAATCAATTGGGATAGTGCTTTTCGTCCATAACTCCATTTACTATACATCCCATTTAATTCAGGATGATTGCCCATCCATTCAACTAACCAACAATTCTCATTGTAATAAAATGTATCTTCAGTAGGGGGATTCCAAGCAAAATGTTCTTCTGTATATAAAACATCATGTTCTGCTATGGCAATATTCTTTGTTGTAGCAACTTTTAGTCCTTCAAGTTGTTGTTTATAAATATTCATCCAATTTCTTCCAATATCACCAACACAAATATTTTTACCTAAATTCATTGGCTTTTGAGACACAGAAATTATTGGATTCCTATTTGCAGCAAGTTTCAGATACTCTTGACATTTTTCCGCAATATTTGGATCAAGACTATTATCTGTTATGTAAATTATGGTTTTCATAACTCACATTCCTCCATATCAATTGTTTGATTTGCTAATTTATGATGGCAATCAGATAAATACTTTATTTTTCCATCAGTAACATACAAATGGCACCTTGATTTTTCATCATGACGATTACAAAGCAATGATGGAGTAAATGTTGGTTTATTTACATCCCCATTAAAATTCCAATTAGGAATTGTGTAAGCATGGTGTGTGTCACATCCAGGACACCAAAACCAATACTGACATTTATTTGAGCCATCTTGATAAGGATGAGCACTTACCTTACTCATATAAATATCCTTCCTTCATGAAACAATAATCCGCTTTTTTACCTTTTTCAATTAAATCCTTTAAATCAATTCGTTTTCCTGATAAAAATTGATGTTCAAGAAGGTATAAATCCTGTCTTGAAGTCTTATATCTCATAGGAATAACATGGTTTGCAAGATTGTTTATTACCTTCATATCATTACAGCATATCATATACTTTTTGATAGGAATATGATTTCTCAAAAACACTTCTAATTCAACTGGATTATCGTAAATTCCTTCTTTTATCAAAGGAAGAATATCTCCTATCCTAAATATTGTTGAAGTTACAGACATAGGATAACCCCATGAACGATAACATCCTTTCCATTCCCACACATTAATTCCGTGTTGAAATTCAGGGGCTCCTTTAAGATATGGAGCAAGCCTTATGCTAAAACTCACAATATCCTTACACTTTTTAAATACCTTAAAATGTTCGATAAAATCACCATTATGTGTTATTCTATCAATCATTATATCATCGTCACAAAGGAACATAACATATTCCCCTTTTAAATTGGCAAGTATGTCTTGTTTAAGATTGGTTTCTTTAATAAACTTATGATTTTTGTGCAGATTAAGGATTTTGTCGTAACCATTCTTGAAATCTTCACTATGAGTATAGATGACAACAGCAGTATGGTCAAGACTCCTGAGCAAGGCATCGAGCTGGCAAGCACGGTTTTTTGAGAAGATAATCGTTTTCATTTTGTCACACAGATTTGAAAGTTTGGATACATATCATGGATTATATAATCCCGTCGTGTCCAAACATGCTCAAATCCCTCTCTTTCTAGGATATTTTGTAAATATTCAGGAGTAAACCCCCAAAAATGTGAACGTCCTTCAGAAGCATGATCACAGTATATAAGCCGTAAAGCCCATTCAATCTCCTCATTTGTTTCAGCACTTGTCAATATTTCTGCTTGTTTTCTTCGGTCATCAACATCAATTATTAACAATCCTCCTTTTTTAAGAACTCGTTTCCAGTTCTTTAAAGTCAATAAGAAATCTTCTTTTTTCATATGATCAATAAGGTTAACAGAGAGAATTTCATCCACACTGTTATCCTCAAATGTAAGATTTCTAACATCCATATGTATATCTGTTACATTATTATCTTTATTTTGACGAAAAGGAAACTTATAATAACGATCAATTGTGGTTCTATTATAATCTGCAATTTCAGGATACTCTGATGCAAGTTTTCCTACTATATCAACATTGATATACCTGTCAAGATACACTGTTCCATTTCCAAGATGAAGTTTTAGCATTTAAATTTCCCCATCCAATCACATATGTCACCTAATCCTTCAACATATGTGCAACAACGATCTCCTGGCAATTTATGCCCCATTATTCCCCAAGAATGACAAACAACAAGATTTGGTTTATCAACAGTACAAAACATACTATAAGGATACTCAGATATTCCTAATCGTTTTTCTAAACGACCAGGTTCTCCACATAAATTATCTGGCAATTCTTTTAAAGCAAGCCTTTCTTCCAATGTATTAATCAATGATTCTCTCTTTGCAATACACTGGCTCAATACAGGTCTATCCCGATAAGAAAAAATTCTTTCCCTTAAATGAAGTAACCATCTGTTAGCATTATAAGCAAAATGAAGAGGACGAAACTCAAAATGTTCCTTCTGGTAAAAACAATCATCCTCACACAAAGCAACAAACTCTGTGCAAGCTGCTTTTGCACCAATCAAAACTTGCTTATATATGTTCTTTACAGAATATTCCTTAGGAACAACTATATTTTCCCCCAAAGACATTGCTTCTTGAGTAATACTAATAATAGGTATATTATGTTTCTGTAAATCTGTTATTACAGGAATCATAATATTATCAGGTATCCGATTTGCCGTATAAAAAAGAATGGTCAGATTATTCATATTACACAACCTTTAAAAGCCAGCCACCCTTGGTAAACCCAAAAATAAATCTGGCATCAAAATCAGATAATACAAACTGTTTTGTTCGACGGAGGAACCAATCTCTTGCTTCTCCAGGACCAACAAGTTCACCTTGCCTTCCATAGCAATCCTCGACTACCATGAATTGTCCTTTTGTAACAATTGGTTTATATTTCGTAAGTTCCCATTTCACTTGATGCCTTGTATGTAATCCGTCAATCGAAAGCATTACAGATCCATCACCAACAATTGTTTTAACTTGTTCAATTATTTCATCACTTTTGGAATCACCCTTCAAATAAGTAATTCTCGGATGCTCAACAAGTGGCCCACGAGGGTGAGGATCAATACTGATTACATGACCATTCCCCACCATTTCACAGAAATCTGCCATCATTAATGCAGAAGCACAATAAGCAGTTCCTATTTCAACTATGAAATCAGGCTTCTTTTCCCAAATAGCCATTTGATAAAGCACTATATCTGTTGGCATTTTAATCATCTTAATTCCCCGCCAACGAGGATCTTTTCCAGCAAGATGAATGTTTTTGTAAAAGAATTGTTGAAGTTCTGTCCTTTTTTCTTCAGGTATTGGCGTTCTCATTTTGACTTCCCCTATATTCCATTTGGAGTAATTTGCATCTTCCCACGTAGGAGGCTGAAATTTATTTAATACCCAATCAAACCCTCTTACTTGCTTTTCCCATTTATTATTTAGCCATAAATCCATAGAATGTCTTCTGGCAACAGATACTTCATGACCTGTTATTGTATAAGGGAAGCCAACATCACCACGAAACCAATGAGCAAACCATGTCTTTTTATTAACAATGAGTTTTCCTCCTGAAAGCCATGCTTTAAGAGCCACCTCGATACCTTGCTGTCCCCAGGAACCATGACTCTCATCACAACCTCCCAATTCCCAGAACCGATCTTTATACATAAAGAAGCACGGACCCATACAACCCATGGTTTCATCAATTTCTTCCTCTCTATGATGCCATTTTTTCCATTCATCCCCTTTATAATACAAGGAGCGAAGTTCAGTTTTATCATTCCATCCTATAAACATATAATCTGTTCTTTTATGAAGTTTCGGTAACCATGTCTCATGATCAAGATTATACATTCTAGGAATAACAGTCCAATCATATTCACAATCCGCAGCAAGCTTTACATCAAATCCTTCATCTAAAGCGCAATGGGCATCAAGTTTCATGATATATTTACCTTTTGCTACCCTTGCAGCTTCATTGATAGATTGCCTTTGCCCTCGAGGTTCAGTATGATGGATAATATTAACATTAGGGTGATCTTTAATAGGTGGGTCAGGCCAATAACCATCACAGATTGCTATTACTTCATATTCCCCTCTTGCATTTTTGATTATATCCTCAATTGTTCTCTGCAAATAAACTTCATTCCTTGCTGGAATGATTATCGTTACTCCTTCCACTTGAAACCTCCTTATTCCGGATTATTATGTTGCCAATTATATTTCTTCAATGTTACATTCCCTTGAGAAGAATCCAATAAAACACCTTCAGTATCATACAATTTATATTCCACAACTTTGAATGGTTCCCCCAAAGGTTGACCTGTTACTGTACTATATTTAATAGGTTTAATCCTAGAAAAACGAATTCTTAAAAGTGATCCTGATTTCCATCCGTATGCGTTTATCAACCCCAACTTTATCTGCCTTGTGATTTTATCTTCATCAAAAGCAATCAAAGTTTTACTTATATGGAATTGATTATCTGCCTCGTCAACAGCCTCAAATACCATTGATGTGGGGTACTGAATAGTGATTTCAGCGGCATTTAACAAAGTTGGGGTGGCTTCCCCTTGAATTGCCTTTATTGAGCAATCTATAACCACTTCAGTTTGTTGAAAAGAACTGGCACAAAAAGGGAAAACTATACAAAATATAAGGGCTATCCAAAATATACGAACTTTCATTATGGATTAACTCCTAAGAAACCAATTCCTTGTGTAGTAAGCACATTTGTTTCAACTTCATTCAAAAAGATTTTTACTGGTGCATTAACAGAAGTTGTGCCAACAGTACAAGAATAGTAAACTTCCACTGCCATTGAAGCTGAATAGTTTGCAAACCCTTTAGTACCTAAGGCGAGCGTTCTTGAAAGAGCAGGATCAGGGGTAAATACTTGAATCCCACCAAGTGCTGCACCGGGTATTTTTTTCATCCCCCATACAGTACAATTTGTTCCTGTCGCCGAAGAATACCCACGGAAACTAAATGTGTCTGTTGAGGTTGCAAAACTCGTGGCACAAAACAGAATTACCAAAAAACCTACTAAAAATGCTTTCATCTTAGTACCTCCTGGTTAAAATTTTCTTTCTTTTTACCAAAAATCATCCAATCCGTATTCGTTTTTTCACAAAAAACATGCAAATGATATTGTCCTTGGTGATCCCTATTAAGAACCCCACAATTGAATTTATGTTCCTGAACAATCAACACAAGTTCTTTTGGGCAACTTTCCTCATAAATACAACCTGAACAATTAGATTTATTGGTAGGGGTTTTCATGGAGAGCCCTCATGACCCCCGCAAATGACCACACTTTCAATGCTACAACCGGTGGACCAAAATCAAATGAACAAAAACATACATCAACATCTGGAGATAAACTTCCATAACATCTTGGACAAATCCAACCTTCTCTTGAAACTCTTTCAACCATTACACCTTCTTCTTCTGTCGGGTCCATAATTAATCCTTTTTCACCCTTTTTACTAACGCAGGTTTCTTAACAGTAGCAGCATCCTGATTAGTCCCTTGACCTGGGATTGAGGCTTGATCTACGGACAACATGAGTTCTGGGTAATTTGCTTTTTCTGTTTCTTGTTGCAATCTTAACCGACGATAATTATTGAACCCCATTTTCCTTGCTATTTCAGCATTGGGTATACCAAGTGTTTCAAAAGTCGATCCATGTTTAACGCCAAGCAAAGCCCTTGCAACTCCTTCTGTATCCGATACTTCAGAAGTTGGGAAACTAATTGAAAGGAAATATTCAGGTTTCTTTTTAATATTACGGAAGATAGGCTCTTGATCCTTAAAATCAACAGCTACTTTTTGAGTAAACAAAGAAGGAAAACTTACGACCACAGATTTCAAAAAGAAAAGGTTCCCCCAAAAATCATAACGAAGAAACTTTTCAAAAGCTGAAATTTCATCGGCTATTCTATCTGCCATTGGTCCTCTTGATGCTTTCACAGATGCAAAGGTTCCTTTTGACTGTCCTGAAGTAACATCTTCAGGTTCATTCAAACCTGCTGTTATCATGTGGAATATATCTGTATCTTGTTCCGTAATTGAAGGAAGAGAAGGGTTTTTACATTCCAATTTCATTCCTGGGGGAAGTATGAGAGTTCCTCCTGGTGTTTTCTTTGCCATTAATCCTGTTTTCTTTCTTTCTGCATCAGTCAAAGAAAGCCATGTTCTGAATGCCTTTGGATCTTCTATTGTAACTACCCATAAGTAAGCACCAGCAGATTTTTTATGATCAATTTCATACTTCTTGAGGTTTTCATAATGATTCAGCCATTCAAGAATGGTACGAAGGTAAGAAACATTTCTTTTGGTTATAAATCCTTTATCCCAAGAAATTATAAATCTTTTATAACCACCAACTTTTTTAAATTTTCGATTATTTGATTTACTGGTGTTTGTCAATTCTTCCTGAAAATTTGTTACTTTCTTCGCATCAGCAACTAATTCAGGATAACGAGCAATGAAGATTGAAGGGACAAGGTCTGTTGAGTTGGATACCGATGAATTATTTGTACTTTCTTGTTTTACATAATAAAACAAAGGCATCGTTGATTTTCGAGGATGATAAATAATCCCATCATCACCACCCCCTGTTATATTACTTGGATCTATAAAGTCAATCTCAATAAATCCATCATTATGAACAGTACAACAAAGGAATAATTCTCCTTCAATTATTGATCTGCTTACAAACTTGGGCCAGAAGGTATACAATCTATTTCTTTGATCCAGTTCAATTTCTTCAATTACATCCTGAATATCTGGAATTTCAGAACTTATTTCAAATCCGAATCCTGTTAAACGCCCAGACTTTCCTGATACAGAAGTACCTACTTGAGGATTCTCATTAAATTTTGCCCAACAAGCCTGTTGTAAATCTTCACGTTTAAAAGCTACCCCCAAGGCACCTTTCCCTGTTTCTGTTCCTTCTTCTTCAGCACTTGTTTCAATCGTTTGCCAGGGCATAGTAAAACGTAAGGCAATGGCCGCCAATTCATCATCCTTAAGTTTATCAAGTCCTTCCAGTGCTAATTTTAATGTATCTTTCTTTTCCATTATTTATCCCCAAATCTTTCCTTCATAATTTTATCAATCTCCGAAAGACTCATTATCTTTAAAGGACTGCTTGCTTTTCTCAACTGAACATGGGGCCAATCCCTTGCAGGCCATAAACCACCTGCATCAAGCGATTGAGAAGAAGCTATTTTGGCATATTCAACATACCCATTGATTCCATTGACTAACTTTTTGGTAGACCATTCTGCTCTCCCATTTACAGACCACATACAGTCACAAGCCTCACCAAACTGGTGCCATGAAAGACCAGGAATTGCTTTTGTAACAAGTGGCCCATTACAAGGTCCCACTGATTCAATACAAAAAGCAAGGAAATCTGCTCCTTGCTCCTTTAAAATTGCTATTTTTGCTTTTATTTCTTGCGAGGTTCTTGACTGTCTCCACAACTTTCCTTGTTCAAAAGGAGTACGAATTCCAAAATAAGGAACCATTATAAATCCTCTATTTTTACATTCATTTATCAGAGTTTCTAATTTGGTTCTGAACTCAGGAACAAGTAAATTTGAGTTAATTGACATGGAATTACTCTCCTTTTCATGGTTTATGTGTCGAAGATAAGCCCATTTTAGTGAAAAGTCAAGACTTTTTATCAAATTTGATGATTTTTGATGATTTTTTGAGAAATTCAGAAATTTTAGATCAAAATTATGCTGAAATTTAAAAATCTTGCACTCAAATTTCATAGGAGAGAGTCAACCAAAGTTGATTTTGTATCTCACTGATACTTTTAGAAATTGGGTTTTACTTTCCTTGTTACATGCTCACTGTTAAGCACCATAGTTCCAAAAAACGGGGAAACATGCCTTTCTTTAAAGTCTGTTGCCCGCAATTCTCTTCCACCATATATCCCCCATGCTTCAGCAAACATATAATCATCCTGAATTCCATACTTTTCCATCTTCTCAGGACTTCCAAACCATCGTTTATCTTCATCATGGAAAAAAATACCCATTTCTTCTATTATTATATCCTCACTTTTACTTCCAAATATAACTGTAGGAGGAGACTTAAATCGACCTGTACTTACTGCACCATGAAATTCAGAAAATGCAGCTTTCTGTTTATCGTATGAAGGATGGATTGCTTCAAATTTGATATTATTATCCTCACACCAAGCAGCCATATCCCATATACCCCAACGTTCACCACATATTGCATCAATTCCTTCATATGCTTCATGAATCTCCAAAATAATAGCCTTCATATCTTCAAGTAAACTTGTTGTTACATGGAAAACACCCAACGTAATATAAATATATTTAGGATCTCCTTTATCTGCAAGCAAAATATTTGATTTACTTCCCATTAATCCTTTTGCAGTAACAGTTATAATTGTTCTAGCTGCGGTTCTATCTTTCTTCAAAGGGTCTGCACGGTCAACACCCACAAGTATTGCCCAATTAGTATCATATATATCTGACAAAGCATCAAGGTCTGACAGTTCGGCAAAATGAGATTGCCCAAATTTATCCCTAAGTTTATATACTTCTTCAACGGTATACATCTTTCCTTGTATTTCCTGCATTTCAGCAAGTTCTTCATGGTAATCAGATGGATGATTTTTCAACATCATATCTTCAATCATTTCCTTTATTTTAACTTTTCTATCAATTAGTTTTATTACTTCACTATGAGGAGACAAGGACCCATTTACCCCAAAATAGTGTATAGCTTCTATCATTGCTTCGGAAAACACCTGTTGAGCATTGCTTCCCCATACATTTAAAAAATATCTTTCAAAGTCTCCAAGAGGAAATTTTGCCCGATAATCATCCAGTTGTTGTTGATCCATATTGGGGTTCCAATAATCTTCAACAAGCCCATGTTTACTACAACGATAGGAAAAGAAAAGGGTTTTTGTTTCCTTCTTCACAAATGACTGATACATTTTATATAATACATGGGATTTTGCAGACACGGTGGAGTCAATCACACCGAGAGCATTAGGAATATTCCTAATGGAACCATCTAATTGTGTAAAGAATTTTGGATTTTTCATATCGAATATTTCCGAGAAAGTGTACCCTGTTATGTTTGATACTATCCCTGAAAACGATGATATAGGACGGATTACAGATGATACATTACCATCAGGATCCCGCAATCTTATTTCTTTTTCCTGAACATTTCGCTCACCACAAACTTCCAGCAATTCAGGACTATTCTTTATTATATCCCTCATAATGTCGTAATGGACAAATTTCGTTTGTTCCTTACTATTAGCACCAAGCACTATCTGTTGCCTTGGCCAGTTAAAGAATTTCCATAACTGTATAAGACAAGCAAGCAAAGATTTCCCTTCTCCACGCATCCAACAAAAGATGATCAGTCGATAAATAAAACGCCCACTGACCATACGAAGGCATTTCCTTACTTCTTCCTTCTGTTCATCCCAAATGAATCTATAACTTTTCCCTGATCTTGGGTGGAGTTTATCTGACAAATCCTTTATAGGAGTCCAAATTGCAATGTCACTTCCTTCAGGATAAATAGGAATACAAACCTTATCTTCACACCATTTGATAAAGCCTTCAGGCCCGTCTCTATAATCAGAAGGCTCATATATGTGATATGGGGGTAATGAATCAGGATCTAAAGAAGTGTAGATAGGAAAGGGAGCAACTATTCCCTTGTTTTCATCAGAAATCCGTCTCTTTATCAGAGTTGCCATAACATTAAATCCTTTTCAATAATTCTTGTTTTTCACAATTGTTTATCTCAATTGCTCCATAAGAGATTGCCAATCTCTTCTTTTTAAGACAGACAACATAAAAAGGAGTCCCTCTATTTATAAAAGAACTCCCAGGATTCACCCTTAATTTCTTTGCCATATCATGCAATTCCTCAACCGTATCTGCAAACATGAAGCACATGATCATCCGACGGATGCTTATTTCCGCGCAATCAACATAAACAGACATATAGAGAAACCCCTCAACGGAACTTATTCATCGACCGAACATCAAACCCGTAAAATAATACTTTACAGGAACAAATCAACAATCCTATACAGATTACTTTTCCTATCAATCCAAACAAGTTCATGACGAATCCTACAACGTAAAGTATTACCCCTATAATGAAAACGTATATCATAACTTCCTCCTTACTTTCATTATAGCACTTATCTTACAATTCCTTCTTTATTATTTTCATTACGAGAAATATTAGCATAATGATTAGGATCACCGAACCCTTGTTTCATATTCGCCGCATTAGGCAAGTTCGGATTAGGCATCTCCAACACACCAATACTTTTCCATGAATCCAATATCATCCTCATTGTTTCACGAATCTCCTTATATATAGGATGCACCCGAGTCACCCCTTTATTATCCTCATAAGTAATATTTACAACACTTTTTTCCACAATTTTCTGTCTACAAAGCATAGAATACAGTGGAACAATGTGCATCCCTATCTTATAAAGAACATCGTCATTCAAATAACGATATGTTCGGAATATCATATCCGTAAGAGAAGTAAGATATTGTACTTGAACGATACATTTGGATTTTTCTTTGGCAGGCTTACATTTGCAGTCCTGATGTATTGGGCAACTTTCGTAACATTCTTGTATAGCATCCCAAGCAATTAGTGTTTTCCCTTCGCGGACTAATCCTTTTTCAAAGCTATCAGAACTAATGTTTATGTTTGGTTGTACATTATCAGTAGATTCCATGACAGTCTCCTTTGACATAGAGTGTAGAACAGAGAAACGGGGATTGTCAAGACCTTTTTAAGTTGGATTATTCCTTTATCGTATTTTATGTTTACTTATAATCGTTTTTAAGACGGGTTATCATGTAAGAGATTTCTGTGTAAGTATTAAGGAGACGGGTTATCATATAAGAGATTTTTCGGGAAATATTATGGTCGGTACCTGTCTTTACCGCATGGTTCCTCTCATTAAGATAGGACGAGGGGGGCTTAACTACATGGAATCATTATGTTTTTATTTTGTATCCATTTTGTTCCTGTTCATACTGCTTTTATGCTCACTCTCATATATGTTACAAGGACTATATAGAACAAGGCACATATATGCCTTATAATATATGTTGTGTTGTTTTCTCTGTTCAGCATGATCTAACAAGATTCTAATCCATACGTTTAATGCGTCTATCCTCCCCTGTGACTGTTCTTTAGTATGTTACGCTTATGATGATATGTCTTGACGTTCTTCCAAGACTGTAGGGGATTTATTTTGATTTGTGTTA